GAAAGTTGATCTGAGCTCTCAGTAAATATCAATACGGTTCTGACGAGCCGCTTACGTCTGCACGGCAACCGTGCCTGTCGTCAGTTCAATGGTTTCAACACCATGTAATCCGGACATACATTTCTCCCATAAAAAAACCGCCCTCAGGCGGTCAGATGATTAACTTCTTTTTCAGGTATTTTGTGGCTGTTCAGGCCAGCTAATATTGTTGTAAGTGGGCTTATCCGTAATAGCGCTGAAATCCATCGCCTGCAGCGATTTCGCGTAAATGCGGTACGCTTTCAGCTTCCCCCTGTCTTCGTCACTGATTAATCCCAGCAGCAGGTCTTTTTCCCATTCGCTGGTCATGATGCTGACCTGTTTTAACAGAGCATCGCGCTCATCTTCCGCTTTTAGTTTGTAGTCGAAGACAAATTTATCGTTGCGGTAAAACCAGTAACCAGGCACGGTAATACGGCGATTAGCGGTAATATCAGGAACTTCAATAACACTGGCGTTACGGGGTTCAATGCCTGTCACATCCTTACCGACCCACACCACGCGCCCGTCTCCGGTGTAAACCATTTTTATGGTGTCACTGGCAAAGTTCTTCTGTTCTTCATACCAGTTTTTGTCATCTTCCGAAAAAAGCCAGGTGATACCATGTTGTTTTGTCATCTGATATTGTTCTGCGGTTTTCGGATTGCCTGCAGTAATATTTTTTAAATGCAACATTGTTAAACACTCGCCACGTTATACCAGGTGCCGTTAATCAGTTTCTGAAGCGGTCTGTAATACACACCACCAATGTTATCTGCCGAACTTCTTCCGGTATCCTGCACATAAATACCGGATAATCCGTGGCCTGAAGGTGAGCGAAACGTCCAGGTTATCTCGTTACCTCCCGGGTTGTAATACATTTCGGAACCATAACGCACATCCTGCACGCCGCCTGTTTTGGTCTGGTAACGGGCATCAAAGTTTCCGTAGTCTGACGGTGTTACCCGCCCAGTAACGTTCACCGCCCGGTTACTTTGTAACGCGCCATTCTGAAAACGGAATACGTGCTGACCATTGGCATAAACATCCAGCAGGCCATCACCATTCTGTTTCAGGCCGGTATCGTTATCCCCGAAAGCAATTGAGTTTCCGCCCAGGGCATTCTGAACGCCGATACCCAGCGCACCATTCACCTGAGAACCGCCACCAACAGACACTTTATGCGACATGGATATTTCACCCGTCCGCAGATTAATAGTGAACGGGCGAAGTGGACCAATATCGCCATTTTCACCCTGGTTTTCCTGTGTTGGAATAAGGTGCAGGCACTCTTCCGAACGACGAAAAATCAGGCCAAAGGCTTCGTTGAAAATCCTCAGCGCATTAACACCACGGATTTTCAGCTCCCCGGTCATGGTGTCACCATCACGCTGAACGGCATTTTTTGCCTTGTCCACCGTGGGTTTTAATCCGAGGTTTTCAACAGCCTCATCCTTGTCTTCCACATCCGAAAGATTCTTTTTTCGTTGCAGATAGCGTCTGTCTCCGATTTCCTGAGTAATAATGGCCCTGTCCGGATCAACTTCCAGCACCACGTTTTGTGCGTGCGTCAGCCCAAGAACCAGCGTCAGAATAACTTCCTTGATAACGGAGTCCGTCTGGTCTGGTAAAAAGGTGTCGGGATAACGTCCGTACGCGATAAGCGTACCTCTGTCGCTGATCATCCCCAGTTCACGAAGGGTTTTACCGGGGTATGATTTACAGTCAATCACAATATCCCCGCTGATGAAGCCCTCCTCCATCGCACCGTCGGAAAAGGGTTCCTGCCCGAATTCGCCGTACAACGATGTCATTGCTGCCATTTCATCCGGCGTGGATGGCAATGCCCGCCCGCCCCCGTCACCAAGCAGAACATGCCGGACGGTCACGGTTTGCCCGTTCTGATATGCTGCTTCAATTTCTGCAGCGCCGGACGTTGTCAGAATCAGTCCATTCATACACCTGCCTCACTCTGCCCGCCTGTGGGCACTGTCTTTGTTGTCACACCAGTACTTCTGATTTTTTCTGTCGCCATCACATAGCCGTAACCAAATCCACGCCCTGTGCTGTTCCCGTAAACGTGAATACTGAACCAGCTGCGCAGATTTTTGGCACGGAGCACCGCATGCTTAAGATCCTGATGATCATTCATCAGCACCGGTAAATCCTTCTGTTCCACGTTCAGACGAAAGGTATACGGCTCCCCGGGCGGGGTCTGCTCATACCACTCAACAATCTGCGACCGGAAGGGACTGTCAGCCAGCGATGCCATCAGCGCCGCTTTAGTCCCTCTGTGTCGGTGGATGTAAGCAGCACGTTTTATCGCAGACCTTTTTTCCGTCTCCGTCCAGTGTTCATTCCAGGTATCCACCGCCATTTCCCAGGCCAGCCATGGCAGCAATTCAGCAGGGCATAAATCGGGATTTTTCACATAGCGGATCAGGCAGACCGCTATGTCTGACAGCATATCTCCGGAGACACAGTCCACCACCCGCTCTGCCCGGCTGGCACTGACCGGCAGTATGCTCCTGATATCGTCATTCATCAGTTGTCTCCACCTTATTCAGCGTTACCTTACGGCACCACGGTGCCTGCCCCATCGCAGGAACGATATCACTGCCCGGAGAGGTCAGATTCACCGTAATCACCCCGGTCTGGTGAAGGGCACCATCCATGCCGGAACGGGATGCCACCGAGCCAATCCGGTGGACGCTGTCAGTGTATGACTGCAGCGCCTTGCGGGCATTTGACATAACCAGTTCACCATCCAGTCCGTAGGGAATATGAATATCCGCCACCACATCGTAGGGAATAATTTCTGCCGTCCGGACACTGACAAAATCCGTCAGGGGACGGGTTTCATCATCACTGACTGATGCTGCCACCTTATCCAGCAGGGGTTGTGGTGCAGTGCCATTTCCGGAGCGGGATAACACATAAAGAAAAACCCGACCTTCCTGCGAATGCGTTTCCGGCCCGTAAGCCTTCACATCCAGCACATCAGGATCAGCACTTTGTGCAAAATAGTGATACGCATTTTTCGCGCCGGCGGTGCTGAGCCGTGCCCACGACAACTGGATACGTTCGCGAAAAGCGTCATCATGTTCATACACCGCCGGCGTGGGCGGAATGGTGCTGTCGTCTGCCGGGGTAATGACCAGCCGCTGAACCTGATAATTCGCGCCAACCTGATCCAGATCGCTCCCACCGGCACTGGCAAGCAGTACAGCACGGACAGCATCATTTATCTGCTGGCGCATCAGCGCCACCCGAAAAGCCAGCGCCTCTGCCCATTTATACGCGGGATCAGATTCCACCAGGGCCGAAAACAACGTGTCCAGTTCCTGATATTTCGCCACTATCTGAGTGACCAGTACAGCGGTGTCCGGCACCTCCACCGCATCCGGTACAGGTATCGCGGACAGATCAATAATGGCCTGAGATGCTGCCAATTTTTATCTCCTCGAGTCGAATCGTTTCCTGTGTTTCGTTGTTCACCCCGACAAGCGTCAGCCAGGCGCTTCCTTCTCCTGTCCACGTCACCTCCACCCGCCGGAGGGTCAGGCGGGGCTCCCAGCGTTCAAGGGCGGTTGCCGTTTCACGGACAATCCTCACCCGCGTAAAATCATCCTGCGGGTTATCAAGCAGACTGAACAACCTGCTGCCGTATTCCCTGAGAAGTACCCGGCTGCCGACCGGTGTTGATAAAATATCGGTGACGGACTGACGCAGATGTTCGTTACCGTGCAGATATCTGCCAGTGGCGGAATCAATACCAATCATGAAATTTTTCCGAAAAAAACGCCGGTGCGGCGTTCACATTTCCTGGTTAGGTTTACGGGTGGTTCCCCCGCTGTCGCCAGGGTGATCATGAGTATTATAAATTTCGCGAATTTTACTCATGCTACCGGTTTTGTCGGTGATCTCCTGTGAGGCACCGATATTGCCCAGAACCTGCGTATCGGCATTAATCTTCGTTTTTCCCTGCACAGTCAGGGTATCCGTGATTTCCACCGGACCGTCAAGCATTCCCCTGCCGGTGATTTTATAGCTGCCGCCTTCAGCCAGCGTGATGGACAGGGCATTAGCCTTGCGGTCGTAACGGATCTCCGTTCCGGTATCAAACAAAATAACATGCTCGTGTTCACTGCCCGCCGGTACCGGAATCGCGTCAATGTTGGCCCCCGGATACACCCGACCATTACGCAGATCACCTGCCTCCGATATCACCGTGACCGCATCTCCTGGTGCCGGGTAATTACTGACCTGCATGTAACGCCCGGACTGCACCTGAATCCAGGGCAACGGCGGCGAAAGCACATCTCCGATATCCACCCGGACCATCACCGGGCTACCCGGGATCACCACTTCCACCACGCCGCGACGGACCATGTCCGCCACCCTGCGGCGTAACTCAGCCACTTCATCCGCCAGACTCATCGCCGGTGCCCTCCGCTTTCCAGATAAGACGATAATCCTGCACATGCTTTTTACCGGTTTCCGGTACTTTACCCAGCCAGACTTCCTGTAACGGCGCACCTGCCTGAACTGCAAACGGATCTTCGCCGACCGGAATGTCCTGTTCGAAAGAGACACGGAAAACGATGTAGTCGTCCAGCAGCCGGTCGAAGGTATCCACCTCAGCATCGATAAAAACAGCCGGGTAAACGTTATCCAGCCCGAACGTGGCTCCATCAATCCAGTCAGATAAATCCATTGCCAGACAGCGGGCAAATATCTGCGGTTTTGGCACGTTCTCCGTCTTCCCGGCCCGGTCAGTCACCACAAACAGATCGCATTTCAGCGTGACCCGCGTCTGCCCGTCGGCAAACTGAGCCTTGTCCCAGCCGGGCACATCCACAAACACGGCAGGCGTCACCAGTTGCGTCACTTTTTCCGGGTACTCATCGGCATCTTCCACCCAGGGAATTTGTTTCAGACTGTCAATCACCGCCTGATGCCAGGCTCCCATCATCAATGGCTCCATCACTCCAGCCCCTTAAATACCCGGAATTTCAGTTCATGCTCAAAATTTTTCAGGATCAGTGCTTCCGCATCCGGAAAAACAAAATCCTCTATACGGTTCAGCATGGCTTCATAAATATCAATTTCCGCTTCACGCACCCTCCGTCGTCCGGATGCCTGTCGGATCAGTATCGTTTTCCTTTTTGATATACGTCCGTTACGATTTTCCGCTTCGAACTGGTTGATAAAGGCATCATCCGTTGACCAGGCGGTGACAGGCAGGGATTCCCCGGCAGGTTTAAAACTGATCTCCCGAGCCTTCCTGCGGCTGGAAGCTGGTGCAAAACGCCCCCGCTCATCGCGCAACTGATGGCGTTCGCCGCGTCGTCCCCCACTGATGCGTCCGCGCAGATCGCGTACTTTGATGGCGTTCAGACCGAACCATACCTTCGCCTCATCAAACTCATCACCGTTACGACGAATGATAAAATTATGCAGAACACGCTTTTTGATCATTTTCTGACTGCGTGGGGCAACCTGTTTTTTAAACTCTGCCATAGCCTTCATCCGCAGTGCAGACGCGGCTCTTTTCAGCGCCACGCCCCAGGCTTTACGGATCTGACTTTTTGACCCACCCAGTTTAGCGATAATTTTCAGCACCTCATCTTCATCAATATCGACAACGAGGTTTCGTGCCAGCCGTCGCTGCCGGGCACTGCTTCGTTCATGCTCTCTGACTGCCATAACGTTTACTCGGTCGTTCCGGTGCAGCAGGTGTATTTCTCCCGGGCTCTCCACGCGCAAGGGTGATGGTAATCACCCCCTGACCCGCAGCGCCTGACTCATCCCAGCCGGGATCGACTACCTGATAGGGTTCGCCGTGGATCATGACCCTGTCATATTTTTTCAGACCGGCGGCCCATGCGCTCCGGGTAAATAACACGGGCGCAGTATCACGAATTTCGCCGCTGCCAGTGTTCATCCCGGTGTTATCTGCCGGGGCATCAAAAACGGCACGGATTTTTCTTTCCGTGCCGCCCGGATATATGCTGATTTCCGTCCCCATCGTATCCAGGATGATGTCATCCGCATCACTCATGGCCTGATCGAACAGATTATCGAACATCATCACTCCCGGATTTTTTCTGCCAGACCGTCTGCCAGCAACGCAGGAACTGCGGCTTCATTAACCAGCACAACACTGGAGGCCCGGGCAAACATCAACATTTTTCCCGTCACAGCATCACAGGCTGGCATATGCGCCGTTTTCAGCATACGCACCCGGGCGAGTCCCTGCTCAGAATGCATTCCGTCGCCGGATGCATCGTTGCCCACCTCTTCCTTCCCCGTCTCCTCCCCATCGAATCCAGCGGCCTCCTCCTCCCATTCCGCCAGACGCTGCTCAAGATCGGCTTTTGAACCTGAAATATCTGCTTCACGCCCCAGAATCACTGCCAGTTCCTGCAAACGTTTAGTCATCTGCTCTTTTGTCATCACATCTCTCCCGTGCGCTAAAGAAAAAGGCGGGAATATCCCGCCCTGTCTTATTTCACCTGAACCACCACAAACGCATCCGGATCCGGCAGCACCATCAACGGCGCAGACTGCGTCATGGTATATTCGCAACCAGGATCCCCCACTTCCTCCCAGTGTTTCGGATAACGAATCGCAGAGGTGATCCCTTCACTCAGCGCCTGATTATCCTGGATTGCGCCATAGCAACGGACGCCTTCCGCCTGGGTATTTCCCAGAATCAGTGTGCCTTCCGGCAGATAACGCTGTTCATCCCCGTTTTCGTCAACATACGTTGTCTTCGCCACCACGACAGCCAGATCGCCGTACCAGCCCTTAAAGGAAACCACGGACCCCAGGTCTTTCAGTGCGGTTTCCAGCTCAGATTTGGAGCCACGGCGGGTATCCAGTTTTTCACGGAACAGTTTAAAACCGTTCAGCATACGCCAGACCGTGCCGTCCATAATCGCGATATTGATGGTACCGGAAGCAAAATCGCAGTACGCATCAAGATCATGCGTCGGATCAAAGGTGTCAGCATTCTGCTTTGACCATTCGCGTCCGCCAGCCTGCGTAATGTTATTGGCGGCAGAACGCCCAAAATCCACTTCCACCGTCTCAAACTGCTCGCCGCTCATAGTGTATTTACCCTGCAGAACAGCACTGACTGCCTGCATTTCTTCCACCTGCACAATCGCCTGCTCTTCCTGTTTCAGGTTGTCCGTCAGAATACGCAGACGGCGGTAAGCCGGGTCATTAAGGCGGGCCGGATCTTCTCCCGGAAGACGTTCCACTGCCTGCTGATAATCAAAGCGGTGTTTTGGTTTTACATAACCGGGACGTAACACACGGGTTTCACCACCACGGCTGCGCAGCACTTTGCCTGACACCACCGGAGACACATACGCTGCAACCGGTGTTTTGCCGGTAATTTTATCCAGCATGACTTCCTGAGTATGGAAAGTGATCGTGCGACGAAAGAACAGCTCCAGAAACAGCGCACGAAATTTCACTTTCTGCTCGGTGTACCCGAGTAACTGACGCGTGGTAAATAACCCCATAATTTATTTTCCTTCAGAAACACAAACGGGCCGCATCGCGACCCGTTTTTTCAGTTAATCACTTCACCATCAGGCGTGGCTGATGGCACTTCCCACAAATGCGTTGGCTTTTTTCACCGCATCCACCGAACCAGGCCAGACCAGCGACTCAGTGGCAAACGTACCGCTTTTGTAGTACGTCAGCATGGGCTCGGTCCCGGCAAGCGCCAGAGCCAGCACACCCACAGCCGTTCCGGCTTTCTGACCATCCCAGACAACCAGTTTTCCGGTGGCGTCATCCACCATCAGTGGCGTCAGTGCAGGTGTGGCAGCACTGATACCACTGGTGGCTGTTGCGGTATGCGCCGGATCGCTTCCGGCAAAAATGCGCACATCTGCACGCTTTTCCGTGGTGGTTTTAATCATTTTTCAGCCTCCTGATTTATCTGAATTCCGGATATCGCTTACGGCATACTCATCAGCAGGTCTTCCTCCCCGCGCCCGGCAGTTCCGCCACCGGAAACCGCACTGGCAGCATGCTGTGCCATAAAGCGATCAAAAAGTGTTTCCTGTGACGGTTGCGATGCCGCCGGCGCGGCTGCCAGCAGCGTTTTCGCCTGCGCCACCGTCATTCCCGGTTGTTCTGTCAGTGCCTGTGCAAGTTGCTCGCGCCCTTTTGCCTCCGGCAGCGCCATAATCTGATCGCCGACACTTGCAGAACCCGCAACCGGTGCCGCCGCCAGTAACGTTTTGGCCTGGTCAACGGTCATTCCCGGCTGTTCAGCCAGCGCCTGCGCGAGTTGTTCACGCCCTTTTGCTTCCGGTAACGCCATAATCTGATCGCCTGTGCCTGCAGCACCAGCAGCAGGGGCTGCCGCCAGAAACGCTTTCGCCTGCTCCACCGTCATCCCCGGCTGACCTGCCAGCATCTGTGCCAGTTGCTCACGCCCCTTTGCTTCCGGCAGCCCCATAATCTGATCGCCCGTGCTGTCAGTACCGGCAACCGGCGCAGCTGCAAGCAACGTTTTCGCCTGCTCAACCGTCATTCCTGGCTGACCTGCCAGCATTTGCGCCAGTTGCTCGCGCCCTTTCGCCTCCTGACAATTCAGGATCCCCATCACGCGCTGATTTTCCTGGGCCACCGCTTCAGCAACGGTGAGATTTTTAACAGTCATTGTATTCTCCTTCGTAACAGAGTCATTCAGTGCAGAAACCATCACTTCAACGGCATCTGCAGCATTAATCAGTTGATCAGCCAGGCCTGCATCAATGCCTGCCTGACCGTCATAAACGGCAGCCTCGGTATTCATCACCGCCTCTGAACTCAGCCCCGTATAAAGCGCCACCTTGTCGACAAACATCCGGCGGGCCTCATCAATACGGCGCTGAAAATCTGCACGCACACCTGCCGGCAATGCCTGAATACTGTTGCCGTCAACCTTATGCTGCCCGGAGTAAATCAGCGTGATGTCCACCCCTTCCTGTGCCAGTTGTTTCTCGTAACTGGTGTGCGCCATCATCACGCCAATCGAACCAATTTTTGCCGTCTGCGTGACCAGCCGACGGGTACAGGCTGCCGCCAGCAACATGGCGGCTGAACAGGCCATGTCATTACACAGCGCCCACACGGGCTTCTGTTCCCGCAGACGGTAAATCATGTCAGCACAGTCAAACGCCCCGGCAGCCTGACCGCCCGGGCTGTCGATATCCAGCAAAATGCCGCGCACATCCGGATCATTCACCGCCATCTGAAGGCGGGCCGTCAGGCCGTCATAGCCAGTCATGCCGGAGTAAGGCCGCAGGGTACCCAGTTTATGCACCAGCGTGCCGCTCACCGGAAGAATGGCGATGCCATTCTTCACCTGGTAACTCTTTGCCGGACGCTGACCGCCCGCCATATAGTCAGTCACAGCCAGTTGCATACCATCAGCATCAAGCTGAACAGCCTGCTGAGGAACGGCAAGGCTGCCGGCTCCCATCTCTTTACCCAGCGCGCAAAAGAAAACCCGCGCATAGGCGGGTTCCAGTAAAAGCGGCTCATTAAATGCCATGGCGGCAATATGCGATAAATTACGACGCATCGCCATTTTCTCCCGTTGTCTGTCGGATCTGCTGCTGAAACGTGTCCTTTATCCAGATGGGGCGGGGAAGACCCGCTGCCTGTCGCTCCTGGCTTTCACGCAGTTGCTGGCGGAAAATCTCCTGATAGTCATCGCCCATCAGGGCCAGCTCTTTCTCGTACGTGCTCAGGCCACCTTCAATACGCATCACCGCCTCCTGCACTTCCTTAAGGCCATCAATCGCCATGCGACCGGCACCAATCCACTCGGCACGACACCATCCGGAACGGGCCTCCCAGAATGAAAAACGGGATTTCGGCGGGCGGATCACACCGCGAATAAGAGCTTCCTCCAGCCAGCAGGCAAACATCTGTGATGCCAGTCGGCTGGCCACAAATTTTCGTTTGCCCATAAAATACCGCCACGACTCATTGGCGGATGCCCTGGCACTGGAATAACTGACCTGTGAATAATCACGGGAAAGCTGTTCATAGGACACCCCCAGCCCGGCAGCAATGTAACGTAACAGCGCCTTTTCCAGTTCAGAGAAACCATTATCTGCATTCTGCGCTGTCTGCAGATTCAGTGAATCCCCCGGATAAAGATGCGGAATACGGACCCCGCCCAGCTTTACCGTATTGGTGGCGTAATAACGCGCGTAGCCTTTCATGATGGTGTTCAGGGGATTTTTACCGCCATCTCCCACCCCGGCGATATATTCAAATGCTTTTTCTGAATCCAGAGTGGATTCAATCGTCGCGGCATACATCGCCCGCACCACCGCCGACTGCAGTTGCGTGGCCTGCAGTGTGTCGAGCATCTTGAGGCGCTCCATCACGGAATAAAACTGGTTGGCCCCGCGCGTCTGTCCGTCCTCCTGCGGCTGAAACACATGGATCATTCCCGGTCGCCCGGAGGGCAGCGTCGCCGCAATCCGTGTCCAGTTGCTGACACCGTAACCAGGCCAGTCATCGTCCTGAACATGATAAGCCATCGCCTTTCCGTAACGGTTGATTTCCACTCCGGCACGCATAAAACGATCGCCGGTACCATAACCGGGCGTGCTGACGCGCTTCGGACTGATGGTCTTGAATTTTGTTCTGAATAATGACGTGGATTCCGTATCCCATACGGGCTGGACAAAAATTTCACCGTTAAACGTATGGACCCCCACCCCTTCACGAATAAATTCGGTAAACGAGCGACGCCCTTCCACATCCATCGAACCAAACACCGGATCGCAATATTCCATCCACGCCGCCTCCACATCTTCAATAAAGGCATGCGAATCAGCTTCCGACATCCCCAGCCAGCGCCAGTTGGGCCGGTAGCTCAGACGAAACATGTGCCCGACGATATGGTCTTTATGAATTTCCACTGCATTTGCGGCAATACCGTTGTTACGGACCAGATCATCCGCACGGGCGTTACCCAGCTGAATGGAAGGTAAGAGCGCCACGTCGGCACTTTCCGGTGCAGGCAACCATTCCGCAAGCTGCCCGCCAAATCCGGTACCCCCTCCGGAATACCCCATACTCTGCCGCAGTGGCTGCCCGTGAAGATCCACCAGTTCCCTGTTCACAGCCCCACTCCTGCCGGGCCGCGACGCCGTCCGGATACACCCAGCGCACTTTCCAGCTCTTCAATATACTGACGCAGTTCACCAATCGTCGCCCGCGAATACTGAACCTGACGCCCGTCCTTGCTGACGGAAACCACAGCACGTCCGATCATCAGTTCATGTAATGCCCGTCGGGCATCACAAAGCATTTCATGCGTATAAACCATTCTTTATCCTCCACTCAGTGCAGCCGCGATTTCTTCCAGACTCATCTCATCGTCGTCCTGCTCATCTCTTCTGGCACGGGCCAGTGCTTCAAGATCCAGCTGCCACCGCTGAACTGAAATACGCAGGGCAGCATAGGCATATACCAGGCAGTCGAGGGCTTCGTTGCGTCGCCCTTTTTTATCCCACAGCAGTTTCACCCTGCCATTAACCACCTTCTCCACCAGCTCTTCCGCCACGATCTGACGCGCCTCTTCTTCCGAAAAAATGTCGGGGTTATCCGGAAAACGGAAGGTATACGGGGCGGCTTCACTGGCAGAGACCACCGGCAGGGCAAAACGGGCGTACAGCATTTCCTTGACGGTATCGGAGCCCACCTCACACAAAAACACACCACGCTGGTTGCGCTTTTTGGGCATGGTGATCACCGGCTTGCCGTACACCGATGCCCCTTTTATGGGAAGCACAAAAAAAGTGCCGTGTTTCCTGGAACGCTGATACACAATGTCCTGGTCGATACCACCGGTATCCCAGCAGACACGGGAAATGGAAATTTCAGTACCGTCAGCATGACGATATTTTTTCCGGATCACCGTATCAACACGTTTAAGGGTGTCCTCGTCTTCCGGTCGCCCCATGATAATTTGCTTATCAATCAGAAAGGCTTCTTCGCCGGGAGCCCAGCCCCAGACATAAATTTCATAGCGATCTTTCTGGGAGTCGATCCCTGCGGTCAGGTAAACCACCCGCAGGGGAACCTGCGCGCCATAGTGGCAGACTTTTTCCAGCAACAACTCAAAGCTCAGTTTTTCTGCCACGGCCTCTTCATAGGGCTCCCCGAGCGTGGTGTTAATAAACGTCTTAACACCGTTCGGATCCTTCAGCGCATCCAGCCAGTCATAAACAATCTGTACCCAGGTGGTGAACGGACTGTACGCCGTCCAGATGTGGAAAGTGACGGAGCGCGGCGGTGGCATCTCCTCATCGCCGGCGCTGTAAAATGCCAGGCCGTCGCGCGTCCACATCCCGGTATTGTCACAAATCCAGCGCCCGTCGGTCTGGTCAAGTTCCGACTGCCGGATCACACAGCCATTATGTTCACACAGGTAATACACCGTTTCCGGTTTACCCTTCTCCCATTTCAGGCCAAATGGCGTCGCATCATCGCCAAACTTCAGATACTGGGCCTCCCCGCAATGAGGGCAAGGGACATAAAACCGCATGAAATGCGCTGATTCATTTGCGGCTTTCTCAATCTGGCAGGTGCCTTTAATTTTTGGCGTTGAGCCACGTATGGATTTAGGCCATACCGAGCCTTCGATACGCTTATCGCCAAGCAGCGTCGGCGAACCTTCTTTTTCCACATCCGGTTCAAACGAGGAGAGTTCGTCATAGCAGACCACATCCACAGATTTTTCACGGTAGTTTTTAGCAGCGGCGCCGCCAAGGCACCAGAAACCCACACCGGAGGAAAAACGCTTCAGGGTGAGTGTATTATCGCGGTGCTTTCTTCCGAACCATGGAGCCAGCTCCAGCAATGCAGGGACATCCCTTATCGTGGGCTCAACATGAGATTTCATGAAATCTTCTGCAGCAGAATCTGTTGGCTGAAAAAGCAGACTGTTACGGGATTTATGCTCAATAAAATAAGCCTCCACCCCCAACAGCATTTTGGTGTAACCAACGCGCGCCGATTTAATCAGATTAACGGTGCGGATCCGGTCATTTCCCATGCTGTTCATAATGGCAACCTGAAACGGCAGGGTTTCCCATTGTCCGGGGGTATATGAAGATTCTTTCGGCAGATAATAATGTTTATCAGCCCACTGAACTGTCGTCAGTGGAACCGGAATATTGAGAGATAAAAGCCCTGTAGCTATCGCACCGGCTGCATTAGCTGCCTTCTGTGCGTCTGAAATCATCAATCCACCTGCCCACGTTTTCACCGGCTTTAGCTGCAACATTGGAGGCTTTCGCGATTTCAGTTTTCACCACATCAAGGTGTGACGGTGAAATATCCGGATATTTACGCTGTAATGTCAGCGGCACACGTACAAGTATCCCCGAAATCTCCTGTGCCACACGTTGCAGAATGAAGGTAAACAATTCCGTTTCCAGCACCAGCCCTTCTTCACGGGCATTTTTCAGCTCCTGTGCGTCAGCCTGTGCTTTGGTTAACCGGTAGCGTTCATAGTCAATGGTGCCGGGTTGTAAATCTGATTCTGCAGTCGCACGCAAATCTTCCAGTTCTTTGCGGAGCTTTTCGTTTTCGATATCTTTTTCCCGCTGCGCATACCACTCAATGGCTTCTGCAGTATTGAACATGGCTTCGATACCTTTGCCTCCCCCCGACAAAACTCTCAGCCCCTGACTTTGCCAGCCAGTGATTGTTCTGACATCGCACTCAAAAATTTCCGCCAGTTTCTTTTTGTTAACCTTCACGGCACATATTCCTCACAAAAAGAAGAAAGGATCTCAAAACGCTTTTTTCAGCGAAAAATCACCGCTGCCAGATCCTTTCTTTTTTTTAAGAAAACTCTATTAAACAACAGGTTAGCCAGAAGAAGAACGGATCTGCTTTTTCCCTGAAAATTTTCATAAATAGCGCGTTTTTGCGCGTCCCCAGACCCCCGGTATTTCAGGTTCTGGAAAGGACCCGTGAAAATAGGAATGGTTTGCATATCGGATGCGCATAACATGACACGCATCATGGAAACAACATTCATTCACATTCCAGCAACATGATTTATTGCTTTCAACGAAACATCGAGTTAGGTTAGGAGCCATTGGCATCCTTTCGCCACCGGCATATCTTTAACGGATTTCCCTGCCGATTTTTATTCCTGTGTTGCATTATCGCAGCCCCTCACACAGAAGGGCTGCTGTAATGCCCGTTACTCAGTAACAACCGCGCCTTCCGGCAATTTCATACCAGCAAATACCGGACAACCAGGATGACGATCATCTTCTGTTGCTTCCAGCATTGACTCACCAAACCACTCCGTCGTGGCGCGACCATCAGCTGCTTTGTAGTGGATCAGGTACTGGTTTTCGCCATACGCATACTGCGCGCGGGCTTTAACCTCACCCCATTCATCACTGATGCGCATCTCCACCAGTTGAGACAACTCAAACTTAAACGGAGCAGCATCAGCACCAATTACAATCGGTTTGTTTTCTGTTTTTTCCATCATCGTCTCCTGATATCGAAGCCCGTCGCCGCACCGGGCACTGATCAACATTTGAGTATTCGCGGCGACAGAAAGAATTTATTTTATTGAGTAGCCACAAACACAGAATTTCATGCTTTCCGGACGCTGGCGCACCCTTCATTTTTCAGCAAAATATTCTGCTCTTACAGGCGATCAGTTCTGCAGACACTGCCGAACACCGTCGACAATTTCACAGACCAGAGAAGCGGTATCGAAAAGCTGGCGCGCCTTATCCAGGCTGACGCATCCCACCAATAAAAAAGGCACCAGTATCGCTACCAGTGCCCATTTCGCCGTCGTTCGCGGCACTCTGTGTGTCCAGTGTTTTCGGCTCATGTCAGCTATCCACCAATCAATCCAGATAAGCTCAAGACTCTCCAGGCAGTAGCAATGAAAATGGCAACCAGCATCACTGAAAATGAAAGGCCAACAACCACACAGAGAATCCTCGCTAGTTTTATGATGCTATCTGGCATATTTACCCCCGCACCACTTACGATTTCACAGCAATGATCAATTTTGCCATCCCATACAGAATCGGAGACACAGCGATACCGACAGCCACCCACTTAATGGCAAAAGCCACCGCTCTGCTGATGTCATCAGTTACAGGCGCTTTCAA